CATGAAAAGTGAAGGAGAATACTCAATTCTTTCCTTCACTCTTTTACCATTTTTTACACCTCGATAGAGGATATAATTACTGAAACTTTGGACGTTTGTATACAAATTAACCTACAATCAATTGTTTATTAGGAAGAACAATACCAGAACCAAATAATTGGTTATAGTTATCTAAAAATTCTTGTGCTGGGACATAGGAGTATACTACATTCTTCTTAGAAAAGGCAACGGTTTGATCCTTTTTTTGTTCTGCGTGTAATGGAAATGGTGCAAAACCAACGTTTGGCTGACCATCTTTGCCACGGACAATGGCTACTCCAACAGGATTACAGACAACAATTTCTGTTTCCGACTCAGATTCAATTTCTCCAAGAACTTCTTCTCCTGTATTTAACTTTAAGATTTTGATATCCATGTAACATTTCCTTTAAAATTGATTGGTATAAATAAGTGTGTAGTTGAATTGATAGTATACATGATTTAAAATCAATTGTCAATTGGCCTTTGGTATTCTTTATTATTCCATATAACTTTTAACACAGGATGCCAAAGAATGACCAATATGAATATTTTAAATAAAATTGCTATTATTTTAGCAATTTTGACATTTTCTAGTGCTTCAATTGCACAATCAGATCCAATTGTAACACAATCCACATCTAATTCTACTAGCACCACTACAACAAATGGTGATACTACAACTAGAGTTATTTCTCCACCTCCTTCAGCAATTTCACCAGCTGTAACAATCATTAACTCTGATGTTTGCGTTGTTGGTTATTCCGGTGCTGCTCAAACACAAATATTAGGTATATCTTTTGGTGGAACAACTAAAGATTATAATTGCGAAAGATTGAAACTTTCCCGTGCATTATTTGACATGGGTATGAAAGTAGCTGCCGTATCAGTTATGTGCCAAGATGAGCGAGTATTTACTGCAATGGAAAACGCTGGTACTCCATGTCCTGTAGACGGACAAATTGGTGCTTCCGCTAAAGAAATTTGGGAATCAAATCCAAAACGTAAGCCACAAAAAGTAAAAAGTAAAGAATAAATGAAAAAATTAAAGGCTTTACTGGCTATCTTTTTAGTTATAAGCGTTTCTTTTAGTAATGCACAGACAACTAAAGTAGGTACGGCTACAGTACTTACTGGTGTCTTATCTTCTCCAAATTTGGTTTATTCAACAGTAAACCCTGCAAATTTACCGGCAGGAACAACTGCTCCATATTCATGGTCAGGATTCACAACAACCACATCAACTGGTGGTGGTACATCTGGAGGTAATCAACCTGGTTATAATACAACAACCGGAACATTTATGTTTGGTTATACTCAATCTACCATTGCTTACACTTATGCATTTAGTCAAGCTTTGCAAAATAGTGGAATGAGTATTGTTGGTTATAATTATAGTTTTCAATATTTAAATCAAGGAACAAGTCGTGGTAGTTTAACGGCTTCTCTTAACTTTGCTTCCACAAATGGTCAATCTTTATACTCCAAAAATTGGACTTTAGGACCAACTACTGATTGGACTACATTAAGTGGAACAGAAACTTTTACCAATGGTTTATTAGCTTCCAATATAGCAAATTTCAGTTTAAGTCTTAATGGTAAAGATGATAGATTTTGGGCAGGATACTATGGACCTCAAATTAAAGTCCCAAGTCTTTCTTTAAATTATACATTTGACCAATGCTCTGTTAATCCACTCTCAAGTCCTTCTTGTTCTGGCTATGCTGCAGCTTATCAAACACAACAATGTTCTGCTAATCCATTATATTCAACTGCTTGTCCAGGTTATCAAGCTGCATATACTACACAACAATGTTCTGCTAATCCGTTATACTCTACAAGTTGTCCTGGCTATGCTGCAGCTTATCAAACACAACAATGTACTAATAACCCATTATACTCCACAAGTTGTCCTGGATATCAACAGGCATATCACGACCAACAATGTAGTATAAACCCATTGTATGCTTCTGATTGTACTGGTTATCAACAAGCGTACCATGACCAACAATGTTCAATTAATCCATTATATGCAACAGATTGTGCTGGGTATCAACAGGCTTATACCACACAACAATGTAATATCAATCCATTATATTCTACTACTTGTTCAGGATATCAGCAAGCTTACACACAACAACAATGTAGTATAAACCCGTTATATTCTTCAACTTGTGCCGGATATCAACAAGCATATACTGCTCAACAATGTAATATTAATCCGTTGTATTCTTCATCTTGTACCGGATATCAACAGGCTTACACACAACAACAATGTAGTGTTAATCCATTATACTCTAATACTTGTAGTGGTTATCAACAAGCGTACCATGACCAACAATGTTCAATTAATCCATTATATGCAACAGATTGTGCTGGATATCAGCAAGCATATCTTAACGCTCAATGTATAAAAGACTCATTATACAGTAGACTTTGTTCAGGATATAATACTGCATATGCAATCAAAAATTTAGTACCAAACGTAGATTCGGCTGCGGTTAATCAATCTTTATCAGGTACAGCAGCTGTATCTGCAAGTAATCCTACATCTGTAAATACCAATGGTTCGGTATCAACAACGCCATCAACAACAGGTAGTACAACGGTAGATTCTGTAATATCAACACCAACAACCACATCTACCACATCAGCAACCTCTGTATCACCAGCGGCTACAAACTCTGTAATTACTCCACAAGCACCTGCTGGTTCACCAATGTCACAGGCTATGTCTGGTCCACAAAATAATGCGCCGCAAGGTGGCGGACAACCACAACAACAAGCTAATAATCAACCAGCACCTTCTAATAATCGTAAAGAACAACCACAGTCTAAAGACAAGCAAGAAGAAAAACAAAAAGAAGCGGTTGCGGCCAATAAAGGTGCAAAGAGTATGGATGAACAAAAGGCAGCACAAAATGCTTTGATTGCATCCATGGGTTCTGTTCCAGGTTTTGATGTTTATTCAAAGGTTATCATTAAAGATTCATTGTTCTATAAACCTTATGACATTTATAAAAATCAAAAAACAATAGATAATAAAAGAAACTTATATGGTTTATTTGGACCAAATGATATTAGATACAACGAAATCATTAATTCACAATATAAATTAGGAAATTAAATAAGGAAAATAAAATGGCAGAAGAAATAAAAGACATCAATGCGGCAATTGATAACGCAGAAGCGGCAGTAAAAAAATATGCTAGTAAAGATACAGTTATTAGTATTGGTGGATATGAATTTACTCCAGCAAAACTAATGGTTGCATTTACATTAGTATCATCAATCTTAGGTGGATTATACGGTGCATTTGAAGTATACAAATCATACCAAGATATGCAAAAGAAAATTGCTAATTATGTAACTCCAGATTTATCTGAATTTGATAAGCGTTTAGCTGTTATGGAACAAAATAGTCAAAAAGAATTAGACTATGTTAATAACATCAAAAACGATTTGAAGGCAGATATTCGTAGACAAGGCGACCAAATTGACCAAGTTGAACGTAGTGCTAAACAAGCTCAAAGAGAAACCGACCAATCTGTTCGTGATGTGAGAAACGAAAATAGAACATTGCAAAAAGAAGTTGAAGGTAGACTTTCCGTATTGCAAAAAGAAATAGATAATAAAATTCAAAAAGCAATGGATAATCCTTTATCCTCTAGATAAGTTTAATAGAGCAATGAAAAAATTACTAGTCATTGTTCTATTATTTTTTAGCGTTAATTGCTTTGCCGAAAGAGCATGGACAGATGAAGAAAAAGAATGGGGCGCTGTTACTGGCGCCCTATTGGTAGCTGATTGGTCAACTTCTATAAATCTTACTCGCCGGTATAATGAAGGTTATTACGAAACTAATCCTGTTCTAGGTAGATACCCAACAACACAACAGATGAACCTACATTTTTTGGTAGGCATACCTTTAATATTCATAGCAGCTGATTATTTACCTGAATATAGAAAACAGATACTAATGATTACAAGTTTAATAGAATTCACTGCCGTGGGCAATAATTTAAATGTGGGCCTTCATTTTGATTTTTAAAACAAATAATTAAGCGTAACTATTTTGAACTGGTGTAGATTCTTGAACTAATTGACCATTTTCATCATAAATTTTGATTGTATCACCTTCTGCTGAACTTGCAAAAACGCTAGCATCTTCAAAAGAATCAAAAACATGATTAAAAGATTCTAAAATTCCATTTACCCATTTGTGACGTTTTACCATGTGGCGTGACATTTATTTCTCCTAAAGGAAGTATTTATTCCAAATTTTCTTGGTGTTATTGGTGTACCGATTAAGTAAAAATTGATTTAACTTAACATTCATCTGTGGATATTTATAGGTTGTTAACAATCTATCACATATTTCTTCACTACTTGTAGGTTCGGCATCAAACATAAAAGTTGACCATGGAATTTCTTTGCTTGAGATTAATGGTACACCTTGACTAATTAAGTCTGCTCCAACAATGTTAAAAGTTTCAGAAAAACTACATTGTAATCCAATATCCATTTGTGCACAAGTTTTTAAGAATTCTTCTCTTGGCGTCCACGTATGATTGATTAATTGATGACCAGTTTTTTCACTTATCTGCTCAAATAATCCTCTGATGTTATTTTTAACAGCATCACCTTTCATCTCAATACGACCTGCATTAATATGAAATCTTAACTTTTTGTTAATTTTTTCAGCAAATTCAATTGCAGCAAATGCCTGAACTAAATGATTCTTTAACGGCCTAATTGCACCAAAACAAGCTACATCAATAGTATCTTTATTTCTATTAAAAGATTTATGTGCCATTTTTTGTGGGTAATAATTTGGTAAATAAATTACTTTTTTATCTCCACAGAGAAGTTTGATTTCTCGTAACATTCTAGGTGCGTTACAAGCTATTACAATATTCTTGAATTTAGAATATTCTACTAACCAATCCATTGCCATTCCTTCTCCTGCCATAAAAGGCATTTCAGAATGTAAACGAATAATCCATTTTACATTTGGATGTAATTTTTGTAATACGGAAAATTTAGAAGGAACTACCCACAATGCTTCAATAATAACGTGTGTAGGTTTATGCTTATTGATTAATCTATCAATACAATTATTATCAATAGCAACTTCAAGATTAGATTCAAAACCACTTTCAACCATCATATCATTCATGAATTTGGCTGAATTATATAGGCCTGTGCTTAAGCCTATATTGTTGTGTATAACAGCATTGTAATCTTCTCTACGTTTAAGAATGAATAATAATTTTGACATAATTTAATAATTGTATTGTGCATTGAAACAATATATATATGTTATCTTCCACGTCCTGAACGTTTTACAGAATTAAATTTTTGTGACACAGGAGCTTTGGGTGCTGCTTTAGGAAAAGTTGGTGATTTTGATTTTTTTCCTTGAATGAGAGGAACTCTTTTAGTGTTGGATTTTATTTCACTCATATCATCTCCTTGGTTGGTTGCGGAGGATGGAATCGAACCACCGACCCCCGGCTTATGAGGCCGGTGCGCTACCTCTGCGCTACTCCACATAGATATTTTTTTTATTCATGTGCCATTGTTTAATGGCTTTACTAATATTTTCTTTGTGTTCTTTTGATTGTTTTTTTCGTTGGCAACGAAATATTCTACCCCTGAATTATACCCGCAAAACTGGAGCGGTGTCTTTGAGTTGCACAAAGATAATTAAGAGGGAATCTCAATCTGTTCTCCAACCCACCGCATATTCTTAAGAAAGTGTTTTGATATATCTGTGTGCTGCAGGCACTAATCCACACTAACGGGATATTTTTACAGACGTTAACCAATACTCTGATGTTCATAACTCAATTGGTATTGCGTCGCATCAGGTCAAAACACTTACTTAAAAATCCTGCTTACCGGTTACAGGGACTCTAAGAGAGTCGGAAGTTTATGCTGTTTCCCAACAGTAAGTCCAGTATATCATTATATAGATGACTTGTCAATCACGTTACTGAACCATTACCATTTTTGAAACCAATCATACCACCTTCTGCTTCAATTTTTTTGATAACATCTTCAAAAAGAATCGGGGTAAAATCTGTTTGTTCTACACATACACAATGATAACGGATATCTATCTGATTGTCAAGCATAACTCGGTTAGAATGAGTATGGCCGTGAATATTTGTACCAAAACGACCAAGACTTTCTGGATGTAATGGTATATGAGAAAGAATCATACCGTTCATTACATGATAAGCACGAAGCTCACGAAAGTATTGCCTATACTCATCATCACGGAAGATATCATGGTTACCACGAATCAATACTTTATCACCATTCAATCTACTCATAATAGGTAATGCTCTACGATTAATCACAACATCACCAAGATGGTATACTTTATCATTAGGTCTTACTGTATCGTTCCAACGCTTGACCATTTCTTCATCCATATCTTCAGCATTATCCCACGGACGAAGCTTTGTTACACCATCATTTTGCATGAAGTGACATACGCCATTATGGCCGAAATGTGTGTCGCTGACTAAAAATACTGCTGGCATATGCCCTCCTTTCTTCTATATATCAAATTGGAAGTACGGGTCGGATTTGAACCGACGGTTTTACGGCTTTGCAGGCCGCTGCATTGGACCACTCTGCCACCGTACTATAAATTCTGGCGCACCTCCAGGGACTCGAACCCCGACTAACGGTTTTGGAGACCGCAGTACTGCCATTATACTAGAGATGCATTTGGCGGTCTGTATGGGACTCGAACCCATGGTCTCCTCCGTGACAAGGAGGCGATTTAACCAACTAATCTAACAAACCATATTGAAACACACTCCCCGCGGACATTACACTCCCATTTGGTTGCGAATGCGTTTCAATATGGCGCTCGATACCAGATTCGAACTGGTGTGACCACCGTGAAAGGGTGATATCCTAACCGCTAGATGAATCGAGCATTACTACTTAATATACAACCATTATACATGAACCACAGGATAAGTCAAGTGTTATTTTAAGGCTGTTGTTTTTTTACTACAGTTGTGGGAGTGTTTACCCGTAATGTTTCCAACCAATAGAAACTTCTTCTATTGGTGAATCTGGATTGTCTATACCTTCAAATACTTCCCATAATTTTTCGTTAACAACAAACTTTCTAAACAAACCCGCTTCAATACCATAAGCTTCTATTTCCCATGGTTGACGCCAGTAATCTGCAAAATCACAATTCATCGGCATACCTTTCCATCTGGTCAGGTTATCATTGGTTTCATCATAGGCGTATTGTTTAATGTGAACCATCTCATGTGCTAGTGCTTTTAATATTGCACGACCACCTATTACAGGATTAATTTCTATTAGAAAATCTCTTGCTTTACCACTATCAGTTCTTGCTTCTACTGAAGCATAACCATAACAATCTTTAATACTTTTATCAAATTTGACCTTGAGGTCAATATTTTCCATCATTTTGGTACTCAATAATTCGTGTGCGTAGAACATGATGGCACGCTTAACGTAAGGGCGGAATCGCTCTTTATCGGGACAACCAACTATACTTAATTTCATTTAGGTCTCCTTAGTAAATTGACCCAATAATTGGCATATTCGTGTTACCACTCACACAACCCTATTTATTTAAGCTTGCCTTCTGAAGAACCTAGATTTAATTTTTTCTGGCTTAAAATGTTGATTAATTGCATCAACAACTCTTGCCTCGTCAAAATCTTTACAACTGAAGATATCCATATACAGGTCACCATTAATATCTAAAAAATGACCCATAATGTTAGAAGTTTCAATGAGTTGCGATACTGTCCATCCAGCTTTATCTGTTCCATCGGCAAAATGAACTAATTGAGGTTCACCATAAGGTACCATTTCAATTAATCTGACTAATTCTTTGGTAAAATGTTTAATGTATTCTGGATCGGTCGCTCGTTGAATTTCACAGCCTTTTACGTCCAGCATTAAATGATAACCCCAATAACTCATAATTACTCCTCTATGTCGAGGTGATATTTAGTTATCTTGTCCTTGAGCATATCTGGAATATTTTCCCATGGAACTTCTTGGATGAATGGGCAACCTGTTGGACCCCATCTGTAGGTAGTAAAAAACTCTTTAGCAATAGCTACGTGTTTATCATTATGAATATCAAAACGGTTTCTCACCATAATGCGTTCCATCATCAAATTCATATATTCACCTTTGTCATCATAAAATACCATTATATCATAAAAAAGGGGCTTTGTCAAGCCCCTTGTGGTTACTTACCAGGAAAGTTTAAATCTTCCCATTCTTCATCGGTTACAGGCCACCAGTTATTCATCTTTCGATTTTATGGTAAGTTTCTTTACCATATCCTGTGCCTTGACCATATTTTCCAACCATACTCTAAGCATACCATTTACCATTTCAACATCACCAATCTCAATTTTGTCTGCTAAAGTAAATACACGGTTGAATTTACGACCTGCAATACCTTTGTATAAGTATTGTGAATCTTTATCATCCTCTGAACTTCCTTTAATCACCAATTTGTTACCTTCTAAAGTAACTTCAATATCAGTTTTAGCAAAACCAGCAACTGCCATTTCAATGACATACTTGTTTTCTTTTACTTGTTTGATATTGTATGGAGGAAAAGAGCCAGCATTTGTCATGGCTGTATTTTGAACTTCTTCAAGTTGTTTCATAATATCTTCAAAGCCAACAGTAAACGGGTCAAACGATTTGTGGAATTGTTCCAGAGATGGAAAGAATGTGCTTGTCATAGATTTTCTCCTTAAATTCAAGCGAGTTAATAAAAAAGTGTAGACCCCGAAGGCATCTACACTTATATTTATACACTAAATTGTCTTATTTGTCAAGCTTATTTTGGTAAATTACCTACCATGGATGGTTGGCTTCTTTATCGTCTTTTTCTCCGGTACGGTGCCAATTAGTTCCTATACCATCTTTCCTATTGATATTGTGTTTTTTTCTTAATTTTAATGCTTCTAAAGCAGAGCGTTTATTTTCTTCAGATGATTGTAATTCAGAGTGTTTATGCATATCATCAGCCATTTCTTTACCGTGAACTTTTGCAACATGAGCATGAATTTTTTGGTAAAGTTCTTTGTATTTTTTTCCATAGCCCATATTATGATGCAATTCGTGAACTTCACTATGAGCGTGCCATAATTCTGAGCGACCCATATCAGTTAAATCGGGTTCATACTTACTTGATTCACTAATTAATTCAGAAGAATCATTTTCTTCCTTTACTAAACCAGCTCTCTTTTTCCAAATATCTAATTGAATTGATGACATGATTATCTCCTATTTTTTACCTATTTATCTTAATAAGAACCTGGTTTTTTACCAATTGAATACTTGGTAACAAGTTCCCATTCGTCTTTTTCTTT